TTAGGAGGGAATATAAACATTAATATCATCCAGACAAAAAAGATGGCTAATAATATCCAAGCGGTGATCCAAGCGTGTATACTCATTTCTTATTTCTCCTAACTTTAGAACAAAACAGACATCGCTCGACTAGATGATGAGGATTAGTGAGTGAAACACTCTTAATCCAGACATGTCCGAATAATTTATGCAGTAGTTTTTTCATATAACCCCCCTACCTTCGAGAAATAATTTAAAGTCTTTGACGGTAAACCTAAAATAGTCAGTACGCGTTTTTCCCGGCCATGGTCCGATACAAAGACAGTTATCATCGTAATTAACGATACTTATCCAATAATTAACAGGTTCCACCGTGACGACCCCTCCAAGAATATTAAACACCAGCACTTTGTTATGTTGTAATTCGACTGATTCATCTGATTTGGTTAAGCACTTACTGAAGTACTCTGCTAACTGACGTCTAATTCCGATTGTTTTTATTTCCATAATCATATCGTTTTTTTAGATTCTCCCGAAACCATGATCGGCGCCTTTACATATTCGGCTAATCCATACTCGGATAAGTATGCGTTGTGTAACTCATCCGGTTTATCTGCTGCACAGTTTAAACAGATTGGGCTTTTAATATTTTTGAACTGCGGATCGGTATTAAAAGCAATAAAATCGTTATACCTACTCGTACCCTCGTCTAGATATTCACTACAAACCCGACAAGTATTTAAAATCATTTCTTCTGTCATATTGCTAGCTCCTCAAACATTTGGATTGTGCGAGTATCGGTAAAACGACACTTTTTGCAAATTTGCTGTTTTGCCCTCTCTAGAATAACTGTTTGTCTTTCGGTTTTTTTACATCTAGCACAAGTGAAAAAGTGGGTTGTTCGACTTCTGATTGCTTGTGATTGTGCGGCAATTTTCAATATTCGTTCTTCGACGATATAACTAGGGATGCCCTCCGTAGCAGCATTTCGCCAAAGTAATGATCTATCTACTCTAAGTAGGTCGTTTTCAAACGAGCTTGTACCATCGGTCCATTCACAATCGGCAAATTCTTCTGTTATAGGGTCAAAATACCCGGTGCCTACCCGCACATATGGATAGCTAGGATCTGATTTAAATATAAAAACTTCGTTATCTTTAATTAACATTAAAATTCCTCCGGTAAACTATCCACATCTACTGATTCAGCATTTACAATCTCATTTTTATCTAAATCTACAGTCTTGGGGTCTCTCCACTCTGGACAAGTTCTAGAATGAAAATCGCCCTTGGTTGCACAAGTACAATTGATTGTTCTAACTGTTGGCGCGGCCTCTGTTGTTTGTTTTGTTGGTTCTTGTTCTATAACTGATAGGAAGTCAGATAGCACACCGGATGATAGTAAGGCGTCAGCCTGAGCTCTTTTTTTAGCTTTTTTAATACAATTATTATGGTTTCCTGATACTTCAATTAAAGAGGCGGCGCCTTTACCTTGAGCGACAAATTGACCGTTAAAATCATAAATAATACAGATATAAGCAACCAATGATTTATCGTCGCCAAAAACTGCTCTAGTTTCCGAATCAATTTTAAAATCTGAAATCCAGTGTAACAATGACATAACTTTTTCCTGACCGGGTTTCAGTAATATATATTTAGAATAATGTCCGAGTATCTTACAGTCGTATTTGTTTGGACAATCTTTGACGATGTGGATCTTGCCGTAGTCATAACCTCTAACGAGGTGATATTGGATGTAATTTTTAAGCAGCTCTCGACGTTTGGTGTCGAAGATCATTTGTTTTTCTAAATCTTCATTTGAGATTTGTGCGGCTACTGCACCATATTTACTTGTAACGGATAGCTCTGTGGAGGTCTTTTCTTCTTGGACAGTCAATGATTTATCATCCATACGACTAGTATAAATGTGGGATAGTCCTATGTCAAGTATTAATTTACGAGGCTATTTAAGGATTTTCTTTGCAGCGTTCAACCCTTTTTGATAATTAGCGAGCATACCAACACGGAGATCACTGCCCTTCCAATAGAGGTCATAAAAAGCTTGGGATGCAACCAAAATAACAGTTACGTTCTTGATAAAGTCATTATAGTCACCGGTATTTAATCCAATCTGAAGACTGGACCAGTTAACGACAATGCCATATAAGATACAAATAATCCAAGCAATGATGGCTTTTACCTTACCAGAAACGATCACATAATTAATCCGCCAAAAATTAATGTGGATATCTGGGGCATTTTTATTGATAAAATCAATGAATACCGGTAAGAAGGTAGCAATTAAATATTCCATAATTCTAATATAATCTATTTTTTAGATCGAAACAAATTAATAATCCAAATCAATAATTGTCCGATCGGATTTTGAGTCTCAACTACCGGAGGGGTAGGGTTTGAAGTACCTCCTGTTTCGGGTTCTTCAATCACATCATCTACTGGATCTGGTGGCATATTTAATAGCTCACTGATCCGATCATTCAATCTTTTATTTTCAATAATAAGATCCTCATTATTCTTTTGTAGTATCCGGATAGGCTCATTAATAGTGATCTGATATTCATTCCAATTAGAATATCCTAGAAACTGAGCGTAATGGTCTTTTTTTATGGGATTAGAAATATCCAATCGACCTTCGTATATAAAATCCATAGAGATGACAACTGGTGGAGAGACCGGCGGCGTCGGAGAACTTGACCAATTTACTTGGCCTAATTTATTTCGATATTCGGTTGGATAAGGATAGACAGTATCGCCCGGACAAGCTGTGGACCATCGATCACGGTGCCCCTTCACATCATCTTGATCTGCTGGAAACTCAGGGTGCTCGGTGCATAGCTCATCGAGGCACTCCTTTAATGCTTTTAGTTGTGCTGTTGTAGGTTGCATGTTAACCGGGGGGTGAAAGTATCCGACCAAGCAAATAGCATATGAATCGGTATTATGTGAATCTGTCCATGTCAGATCGTCGTAATTATTAATTATGTGAACCGTTCCATCAGGAGTGATTACTCGGTGGTAGGAGAGACCGGGCCAATCTTTATTCCAATGGATCGAGGCGAGTTCCTTTAACATCTGGTCATTTGTTTTACCTTCGGTATATGTCACAGAATGGTGGACCACTATGTGCGCGATACCGGATACATCCCGTTTATACCAATTCCGCCCTTTTTGAAGATATTTACCGACTACATTATTTATTGTCATTATTCTATTGATATTTTATTTGCAATCTTTGAATTTTTAACTAGTTCAATTACCTGATCTTTAGAATAAATCTCTTGTCGTGGGGCGTTGATCACTGCTTCGACTATCCCATCGATTCTCATTTGAGTAACAATTTTAGGATCATTGACGATTGAGTAGGCGTATTTTTCTTGGCCGGGTTGTCTTTTGAAAATGATTAGGTAGGCTTTCATGTTCTTTTAGTCACTCCTGAAGTATCGGAGGTACTTGGTTCTATGTCTAGATTAAACTTTTTATTAAGAAGTTGCAACAAAAGATCGGTATTTCTATTCGCTTTTTCCATTAATGCTTGTATATTTGTTAAGTTACTTTCAATATTTTGAGTTTGTCTTTGTGCTTGTTGTGCAACGCTAATAATTGTAGTGATCGATCGCTCTAATTCTGGATTACGATTCTCAGCGATCTTCGTCAAGAGATCTAATTGCTTGTTTTTCTCTACTAGCTGGGATTCCATGACTGCAATCTTTCTCGAGTGATCTATTATAGTCTTCTCCTGCAACTCTGCCCGTTCCTTATATGATTGGAGTACACTTTGTTGAACCTTATCGCTCCCTGACCTCCATTGACTCCATGCGGTCGATATTACATAAATCACGATTGCTGCGCCGGTTATAAATTCCATATTCTAATATTATCTAAAAAAACCGACGGTTACACAAATTAATTATTATATTAGTAAATTTGACCTAGTACCTGACAAAAATCGTGGCCGCCAATGACGGAACTATAGGAACCTCCACTGACACTACCAGTCAACGCACATGCCTCTATTCTGATAGGACCTTCTCCACCATCCCCACCAAAAGCATTCAAAGAACCGCCACCATTGCCTTGTCCGCCAAGCGTACTTATCCTATTCGTGCCGATATCCGCTTCAATCGCCATTATTAATACCGGTGCACCTCCACCTCCACCTCCACCAGCGTGATCTCCACCATCCCCACCAAGACCATAAATATACCCAGTAGTAGGATTGATAATGAGACGTTTACATATAATGATAACTATTGGTGCTCCACCCCCACCTGAACCGGCGGCTGGGTTTCCACCATCTCGAATACCTCCACCTCCACCCCCACCCATGAATACGATCGTGAAGTCCGATAGGGTAGCTGCTTGTCCACCTTGCCCGGGTGTACCACCGGTAGTCCCGACGGTCCCATCTGCACCATCAGTTGCGCTCGCACCTCCACCCCCACCAGCGCCTTGATTTGATGCGCAAGTTCCTGCCCCACCCCCCGAACCTTTGCGGGTTTGTTGTTTTGTTGTTTTCCCGTCAGATCCTTCTCCGCACCACGCGGGTGTGCCATCGACAAAGATAGATTTCCCATTACCTCCCCAGAAACCGGGGCCTTGCCCACCAGTAGATCCATTAGGTAGTCCGCTATTTACTGAGGTACCGTTTAATCCATTAGCAATGATACTTCCATTGATCGTGATATCCCCTGAGGATAAGAGTACTAAAATCCCTCCCGTTGATTGATTCCAAGCTTTCGGTCTCAAAATACCACTGGATGTAATCTCTATATTAGAATTTTGATTGATAACTCTAACCTGTGCTTGCTTATCGGCACCGTCAGATTCATAGGTGTTTTCGAGATCATAGACTGTAGTTATAGTACCCGCGGTATAACTATTAATGATATTTAATTCCCACTTACCTTTATCAGTTCCCCCACGCATTTGCATAATAAGAATGAGTTGATTGGCTGCGAAACTGGCATTTGTGGCTGAAAGGGTTTTTGTGGCGACGGTCCCGTTAGCACTCGCATCGATTGGTGCTTCTGTCGTGTCCGAACTGATAGTAGCACTTCCGGCAAGTCCGTTACCAAAACCTAGAAAATGTCTCATCTATTACTCTCCTATAATTACAAAATATAAATGTCTAACTGCAGAATCGGTAGTATCCACATCTAGGGACAGATTGTCGTATTTACTAACGGCAGTAACGTCAAAAGTCGTCTGTATACCCTGACTAGCGGAGTCTAATAGTTTCAATCGATTAGCTTGAGTTGACCAAATTGTTGTTCCATTCAAATTAATGTCAAATGTCATGTCTCCTGCTGGGACCACACCGTCGTACATTTTTCGTACAAGAACCTCTTTAATAGTAAGGTCTCTCGGTGCTGGTGGAAATTGGCCAATATTTGAACCTGAAGGGATTGCACCTCTTAGTCCTACTGCTAAATTAATATCCAATCCGGCGAATCCATTAGCACCCTGCACAAATTGCAAAACATCGTTCGAATCCTCATATATTTGCGCATCATAGGATCCACTGGAATTTTTAAATTTAATAAGACCTGTTGAATTTAATAGCCATATACCGGATTCATGGGAATCTTCAGCACGATCATTCGCGACCATGTTGTCCAATTTAGCCTCTGTTAACGTATCTCCGGTGGTCCAACTTACATTTGCATACATAATTATATATTAGCCTCCATTGCTATAAATTTCGAGTGTGGGTGTTCAAAGTTGCGATGTTTCATCGAGTATTCGATCTTTAGCTGCCTTTGGATCGGAGGTAGCGCATTTTTACCGCGAAAATCTCTGGTGTCTTCTCCACAAGCACATTCAAATCCAAGCAGTCCATCGATAGGGGATATATTAACCGTCAAACAACCGTGCCACGATTTTTCATCATACCAATTTATGTAGTGAAGATCGCACCATTCAACTAATTTACCGTTTGTGGCCCAAACATTTGCCATTTTTTCGCCACAATTAACACAACTTACGCTATACAGCTTATATCCAGTTTTATCCTTAACGAAATCAATCTGCTTCTTTTGCTTCATAAAAAGCAATCGTTCTTTGACACTCATCTCTGCCATCGATCGGATTAGCTCGGACTTTTCCTTCGAAATTTCTCTCTCTATAGGCATCGGATTGAGAGCTAGAAAAGAAACAATCTCCCTTTTAGTCCGCTGACCCAAAGCCCGTACTGCCTCTGGAGATGGGCTCACGATCCTCTGTTTTATCTTTTTTGAACCTTTATTCATATTTTTATCTTACCTTAAACTAACTATTTTCGTTATCTGTTTTTTCACGGAGTGTTAATGTTTGGATAAATGTACCCGGAAATACTGAACCCTTAATTCTCATTACACGGTATTGTTTCAACTCTTTTGTCATATCATATAGTTTAAAATCATCCGCCCAAAAATTTTGGCTTACGTTCTCAAAACGTATCCTGAGTAGAGCAGCTTGGTGACTGGCGACGGGAGTAAATATCACCTTAAATTGGGTCCAAATATTTGCTGGTATTTCTTTAACAGATAAACTAATTGTGGTTGTTTGTGTCTGGTCTTCAATTAAAGTTCTTATTGTCTGGGCGACAGTCGATCGAACCTTAAAAGTTAGTCTATACTCATGGTTCGCTATTAGGGGAATCGTTTTTTGTAATTCAGTTTTGACTCCCCGTGGTAAGAATAAAGTAAGTAGTGACATATATTTAGTATAGGCTACCGTTGTATTTTATGGATAGGTCATTGTTATTACTAACGCCCTACACCCGTCGTTGTTTGTTCCCAAGGCGCGCCATCTTCTGGATAAGTACCGGTCACTAATATATATGGATCTTTTGATGTTCCTGTTTCATCTGCAAAATATCCTTGAAATGTTGTGATTAAACCCGACCCCCAAGTAAGTCCTGTGCTGCTGTTATCTGTATCCCAACTAAGTGTCGCGCCGTAGCCAATAACGGAAGCTGTCGTAAAATGAGCTTTACCACTACTATTTAATGCCACGGGATTATAATCCGCACCATTAAAACCCGTATAAGTAATACTTCCAAATGGGGTTGTACCAAAATTAGAGTAATCTCCGGCGACAATATCATTTGGATTCGCGGCATTAAAAGACACGATATCTAGATCCGGCGAACCAAGCTGGTTTAACTTCGCACTTCCATAAATAGCATGTGTTATATCCGTGAGCTCAAAGTCGCCACCAAGAGAAGTCGCGTCGTATTGATAGCCTGCTCGACAAAGAAATTGAAATTGATTGCTAGTGCTACTGGCATATAGGAATGCAAGGTTGTCGTTAACGGTATTATTTTCACCAGCCGAACCAGCTCCCGCACGAATAGCACTAAGAGTTTGATTAACTGGGCCTCTATACATACGCCCATCTGCGGGACTATTTGCACCCGCTACAGGATAAAATGTATCTAACCCAAAATTTAGTGCCGGAATAAATGGATTAGCAAAATAAATATCCCAGAAATGGATCAGTTGCCAAAGAGGTTTAAACGCAAAATATAATCTTTTAGCGAACTTAATGTGGGTACGGATTTCTATATTATATTTATTCTTTGCACCTGCGGACCACCAGATCTTATTAGGTTCAATGTGCAATAATTTTGCGTTTTTTATGTTAGATCTCTTACCATTTATCCGGAGTATGTATCTAAATATATATTTTGTAAAAATATTATTACAAAAAAATAGTAGTATCCGTTGGTGAGTGCTAAACCATTTATCCGAAAATATTGGCAAATGATTATTCATGGATAAAGATTAATCCAAATAATGCACACTATCAATCGTTTCTTTTATCTTCTCCTTTTTTAGTAAATCCCTTACATAAGCTCCCGTAAGTAGCCCTAGATCATTATTGGGTTTGTCTTCACGGCTATAATCTTTTTTATCACAGATACTATGAAACTCAACGGTCTCGTCTTCGAATACAAATGTACGGACATGACATTTAGTAACAGATTTTGCTATTGATTCATCAACAGCCTTCTTCTCTTCTTCATTTTTTTTTGCCTCCTCATATGCCCGTTGCTCTTCTTGCTGCCTCTTTTCTTGGGCAATTTTTAATTGCTCGTCAATTTTTGCTTGTTCAATTACTTTTGGGTCAACTGGAATAATCTCACTATTTAACTTAATCTCCTCAAATTTAGTATCGATATTAGCCAAACTTGATAACTTGTTATGCACAATGATTCCAAGATCCTCATCACTAGGAGATTCACTGAAGTCATACTCCTCAATAAATTCTTTGTGTTCGTTGGTAAACTGTATAGTTATTTTTAGTCTACCGTTTATAAATTGCTTGTCTTTTATAATTGCTTTCCACATATATTAGCTTTCAATCGTAAAATATCCGACGATTACGGTTAAACCACCGGCCACTGGATCTTCACAAGTTAACCTAAGATCTTGGCCGTCGGTCCCTACACCTAATATACCACCTCCATTACCTGTGATTTCACCTCCACCAGCTTTTATGCCGGTATGATGTGCCAGTAATCCGGCTGCATCGGCGGCGGGGGTATTTGAAGCGCCAAAACCGATTCTATATGCCGGAGTCCCCGAATTATCGCCATCGGCTATGATTTTTAACCAAGTAACGACAATTACACTTCCAGACGAAACGGTGATGATTGCCGTATCTGTCTGCGCACCATCGGCATCAGTCACATTTATTGACGCGGTTAAGGTATTGGGGTGCCCACTGATAAAAAATGGAATACCGTGACGGTTGGCATAGCCTACAGTTCTATCGGCGGCGGCGACTGCTGTTGGATTTGTACCATGAGCAATAGCCCTATATCCAATTAGATTTGGGTTTCCTGCGTCGGCTGCATCGTGCGCGACGTTCCCAGTAACTAGTACATTCCCTTTAGTATCGGTTGCGAGCGGGGTGTAATCACCATCAGAACTAAGGGCACTTTGAGCAACATTCGCCACACCAAGGGCCATTACACCTACATCTCCGGAAGTATGTGCGGAATCTTCTGCTTTACCTAAACTTGTAGCTGTGGTTCCGGGGACCACAGAGAGTACGTCAACATCTCCAATATTATTTGTTCCAGCCGGTAGTGCAGCGACAACCTGTACGGGTAAACCATTTGAAGTAGCGACATCCCCAGCATTTACACCATCAGCCCCATGAACCAATTTTATTCGTTGATATTTTGCTCCCCCCACGTCATCGGCAGCGATGGTATCACCACCAGTCATTGCATCTAGTACTACAGAATCGGCCATATAGGTTTATCCTATCATAATCTCAAACTAAGCAATAGTGATTTTGCCGACAAATACCCCGTCGGGCACATCAACATCCCTTGCTTGTGATACGGTAATTGTAGGTGCATCAACCCCAGTGGAATAAGTGGACCAGCCATCTGTACCCTTTTCAAAGCTTGGATTACTGATCAGATTGTATGGATTTGGATTTATGACATTAACTAAATCTCTTAATTGAAGATGGGGCAATCCCGGTATCCTTATAATGCGTCTGCCGAGAGGGTTTTTATACCTAGCAACTAAACTATCCGCTAGTGTTTGGGCTAGCGAGTTGGTTTGGATCATATTATTCTCCGTTTTATATTCTTGTGCTTCGTATTTATTAATCGATGTCGAATCTTCAGCGATTGCTTGAATTGCTTGGGTGACTCTCGCTGCCTTGCCTCTTAATTTAAGGAGGGTCACATACACGACTCCCGCATCATTATTTGTTATTTCTATTTTGGCGCTCTCTACGAAATTTGTTACAGATATTGCCAATTGTGCCGTTTTATCAGAACCGGAACCATTACTTGCCGTATTACCGGTGTAGTCAGTATTGGCTGCTGGGGTCGTAATCTCTTTTATTGGCAAACTACTATTCCCGGATTGATCATCATAAAAGGCGGCCCAAACGACTTCGGTTGCACTAGGTTGAATCTCTATAATCTGCGAACTGGACCAGATATCTGTTGCTAGTGTATCTACTTTTCGAGGTTTTGATACCACAATTGCCCGGTTAATCATCCGCGTCGAGACATCATCTTGATCAAGTAATATATCCCCCGGATCGATCGTATGTTGCGCTGTAGTGTAAGGGAAAACCGCAGTGTGGTTCCTATTTTCTAATCTCAATATTCCATTCTCATCTTGATAGAATGTCGCACCTTCAGACTCACACAATTCTCTGATTCGTTTACCGGCATTTTTATCTTTATCAAACCAAGCAAAAGGAATCGTATTTAATCCGGTATCTAATACATACTGAGACGATCCAAAGCCAAGTCCAGTTAAAATAGACGCTATAATTTCATCTATTCGCATATTCTCATAGATTGCAGCTTGAATAGTGGCATTATCTAAAAAGGTAATATAGTCATAAACTTGGACCTCCATCGTCTTCGAACTTCTCGAGAGTTGCGGTCTCTCTGCCGTTAATCCGATAATGATTTGCACAAATCGATCTACGCCGTTCACTTCCAAACCAATACTCGCCTTGAATGGTCTACGTGCTTCGATCGCTGTACCAATCGTTGCATTTATTTCCGGTGAGAATCTTCTCGTTATGTTATCCAATAGAATGTCGGCAATCGCATGAGAGGTACCGCCACGTGGTTCTTCGATCATCCGATCATAGTCAAAACGCATTCCATAGACAGATTCGTCCATATAGGCGAATAAATCAGCATTGGTGATAACGGTTTCACTCCCTTGGACCAAATCTGGACCACCAACTAGAGACGTACCCACCATTGCGAAAACTGTTGAGGGATTACTGACCTTTAGCCATGAGGCCTTGATGTTGATTCTGGGCACCCTGACATCCGAGGTTGCTACAGCCTGCATTGGAGTCGAAATACTCTGCATATTATGACACCTCAGTTAATACTATTTCGAAATCTTCTCGAAATTCACTACCTTTGGTTAGGTAGTTTCTACCAGCCACATCAATATGTACCTCAGTTGATCCTATAACTAAATCTCCGTCTGTAACCGAAAACATTAATGTTTCGTTTCGAGTAAGTAACGACAATAACTGTGCTGCGGTTGCCTGCGGTAATTTCTTAAAATCTAATAAAAACTGCTCTTTACGAGAGGTGATGTCCTTTTTGGTCGTACCATTAATCATTTCGTGATATACGAACTTCTCGATAAATCGACGGCGAAACCCTCTCGGTGCTGGTAGTGTTATTGATCCAAGTACCCAACTCATATAATTAGCGACCTCCTTCCATAAATTCAGTGACAGACATATTTTGTGATCGAGCCATCACTTGCAGATCGTGCATTATTGCCTCGGCAAAAGAGCGTCTCTCGAGTGGACTATTAACAATAGTGTCTGCATTAATAATAAATTGAATGGTGGTCCCACCGCCACCCATCCCACCAAGTTGATTATTTGGGATGATATTGCCCGCTGAGGGTGGCACAAATAGTTCGGGTCCCGCTTCTCCGACAAGCACTGGTGATGCTGAGGATACCGGACCGCCATATTGTCTTTGGCCACCACTAAAACCGAGCGAAAAGGCCTCACGGGCTTTACTGATTGCCTCATTTGCTTTACCAATAACAGTATCAAAAAGAGCAACGACTTTATTTAACCAACCAGCGACCCCGTTATATAATTCCATTGCCTTGCCTATAGCTACCTGCTTCGCACTCTCAAATGCTGCGGCAACGATCCCCGGAATCGAGTTAACCAAAGCAGTGATCATGTCTTTAGTGTTTGTTATCCATTGGATTACTCCGTTATAAAGAGCGATAGCAGCGGTAATTGCATTATCTTTCATCTGGATTAGACTTGCAGTTACATTGTTCTTTGTCTCATTTATTAATGCACTTGCTTGATTTTTAAACTCGTTGAATCTCGCAATACCCTGTAGGACCATATCGGCGATCCAAGCTTTAAAAGCTGAGGCCATTACAGGAATTGCAGCATTAACAAAAGCAATAAACGCTACAATAACATTGGTAAATACATTAATAGCCTCAGGTAAGGTTTGTGTGAAGAATGCAACCATACCAGTCACAAACATGGGTATAGTTTCTGTGAAGAACTGAGTTAGCGAGCCTAATGCAAAACCAATAGAATAAGGGATATCCTCAACAAAAAACTTATAAATAGTTTGCATCCCTGATTCTACAAACATCGCAAATGCCGCCGGTAATCCGATTATAAATTGATTAATTGCTTCGGTCGTTTGATTGAATGTAGTAACGATTCCTTCTCTGAACAGCTCGAATCCAATAATAGTATCGTTAACGAGGTTTGTTAGTTGTTGACCAAGTAGACCGAACCATGTAACAAATTCTGTAAATTTAATAATAATTGCATCGACTGATTGTGCTGCAATATCTCGAATACCAAACCAATTATTCGTCCAAGAGAAATAGAGACCCACAACCGCGGCAACAATTGCTGCTATAGCGATGATTAGTGGCAGCCCAACGGCAGCAATTAATGCAGCTATTCCGGCAGCTACGGCGCTAAGAGCGGGGATTATTAACCCGGTCCAGATACCTGCCAGCGCGCCCCACGCGGCGCCAATTGGTCCAAGAATCGCCCCCAAACCAAATAAGAAGGCACCGACTGCTCCCAAAGCAGCACCGACCAGTAATAGCCCTGATATCATCTTTGGATGTCTGTCTGCAAAATCGGCAAAGCGTTGAATAAGTGGCACTAATTTACTGAGTAATTCGTTAATACTTGGAAGTAGGGCGCTCCCCAAACTGATACCTAAATCTGTAACATTATTTTTAAATATTTGAATCTGTGAGGCGGTTGTTGCAAAACGCTTACTCGCTTCCTGATTTAAGGCAGTATTTTCTTCCCAAGCATTCGAAGATGTAGAAATAGCGTCGGTCAATGTATCTCCGGCATTGGAAAGCGATAAGAAGGCTCGGACCAATCGTTGATCCTCAAGTCCGAGATCCGATAGGGTCTGAATTGCTGCATCACCTTGATCTCCTAACCCTCCAACAAACTCTTCAAAAACACTTGTCGGATCACCCGCCCAAGCTTCGGCAAATTCTCCGGCGGTAAGACCTGCTGTTTCCGCAAAGATTGCTAGATTATCGCCACCTAAAATAGCGGCCTCGTTCATTGCAAGTAATACCTTCTGTACCGCGGTTCCACCAGCCTCAGCTTCAACACCAACCGAAGACATGGCGGCACCTATGGCAAGAATATCGGCAGTAGAGAGACCCGCAATTGCTCCGGCCCCAGCGATCCTATTAGCAAACTCGGCAATTTCAGCTTCAGTCGTCGCAAAGTTATTTCCGAGATCCACAATAGAAGCACCCATACGATCTACATTCTCGAGTGGTTCTTGCATGATGTTCGAAATTCTAGCGAAAGAAGTTGCCGCGTCTGAACCTGCAAGGTTAGTTGTAACTCCAAGTTTAGCCACCGTATCTGTAAATTTAGTTAGATTATCGACACCTCTAACCCCTAACTGCCCCGCAACTTCCGTAATCCCAGCAAGTTCGGTCGCTGAAATAGGCGATATTTTAGCAATATTTCGAAGATTGTTTGATAATTGTGTAAATTCAGAATCGGAGGCATCGACCGTTTTACGCACTCCGGCAAAAGCCGACTCGTAATCGATAGCTGCTTTAGTTGAGAATGCTAATGCAGCAGTAGAGGCAGCACCTAGGACCATTAACCCTTTACCGACTTCACTAATATTAGAGCCCAATCGACCAAAAGTTTGGGAGGCATTATCTACCGCATCGATGATTACTTTTACAGGAATAGTTGCAGCCATAAATTTATTCTATCTTTTTCCACGCTTTCCTTCTATCCCTCCCATCATATCACTTTGGATTTTATCCTTCTTATAAAATAACTCGGCTACTTTTAAATTAACGAGTACATCCTCCATAGGTTCGGCGTCCATCTCTGCTTTTGATAAATGAAATAATTGTCGGTATTGGAACTCTTGGACCCTTAATTGTGCCCATGATTGATCGTATTCGGAAATTCCCTCGTCTGGTGTGCCGTCGAAGACCGCCCAATTAAGAGCGGTTAGGCTTTTGGGTCTATTGGTACCTGCCCTTGCAATTCTTTTATGATATGCGCAAAAATCTCAATCGGTAAATCAGTTAGGTTATCGGGTGTAATATCAATTAGAGTCTCACCGTCGTAGCCTTTTCCTTCGATTAAATGAGTACTCAAAAGATTGACCATGTTTTTTGTTAGATCTTCTTCGTCTGGTAAGGTTCCATCAATTGGGGTGATTTTTTTACGAAGATTAAGTAATTCTGTATTATCTGCGAAAGTAAACGGGCGGAAAGTAATATATGCAGCATCCCAACCCTCTCCTAAAAAATTAATGGTATTTTCTTTTTTACAATAAAACTCATTTTTAGATTGTACCTAACGCATTCCTCACTGTAGCAGTGGAGACAATCCCGTTTGTGAGATCGAGGTTAGCTTTGAAGTTGATAGTGTTCATAACAATCTCGTCGTTTGGTGCATCTGGTTCCCAAGAGAAAAAGTCGACTTTTGGCAAATCGATCTTTAGATCTGGGTAGGCTGTAGCACCGACTAGATCTTCTGATTCTAGCTGTAGTCGAAGTGCCTTTTTTGTGCCATTCAACATATAACTACGATAAGTTTGGTCGGTGTAATTTAGTTTGATCTCACCTTCAATAGAGAGAGATTGATTAAGAATATCTTGTGGTTCGACTGTGCCGATAGAGCTATCCCTAACTAGATTCTTTTTGATAACCAGTTTAAAACTCTTCATGGTGACACGAGACGCAGCATCTAATCCGCCGATATTGTCTGCCAAAAATACTTTTGCCTTCCTTTTTGTGAATTTATAATCATTAACATAGCTTGGAATTGATTGTGTTGTGCCTCTTGCAACTTTGGAGATAAACTCGGCGTTGTATCTAACGAGATCCTCAAGATCAACCATAATCTCGAAAGTATCAAGCATTACTAGTTTATGGAGACGGGACTCATTACCATCTTTAACTAGAATAGAAGCAGAAATATTTTGATTGTTATTTGCAACTGCGAGTGTCCATGGATATCTTGAATCGGAAACGCTACCAACAGTAGGTAAGGTCCCAAGTGCTAGTCCGAGTAGATAAAGTGCGCTATTCGCACCCAATGGTCCACCGAGAGCACCCTGTGCATATTTCTCGACCACAAATTTGTTCTCTGAATCAGCGATGTTTCCGAGGGATTCATCATTTCGAGCATCGATGCTCTTATCAAATAAGGAAAAATCAACTTTACCGAGAGCATATGCTGGAGTAACTCCCACACCACGCGAGGATTCGATACCGATTGCAGCTTCAACTTTTCTACCTATAAATTTAGCCATAGATTATTTTTATTGTTATATCTTTACTCTACTATGTCAAGCCAGTCAAATCAACAACAACCTGACATTTGATTGTTATCTCGCAAGCTAAAAGTTTGGGTTCCTCATCGAGCGCAAACTGTCCGGGAGTCGCGAATACCTTACTTAAAAAATATGGGTATGAGAAGCCGGTAGCTAACGACCGAGTAGAATCTGGTGATTCTTGTAAATCAATCGCATTTAAAATCTCATCTGTTCGATCCATCAATATTTCGTAAGCTGTCGCTAGCGGTGTAGAATCATACTCTTGAAATAACCAGATCTTAAATGCGTAAACGCGTACATTTTCAATATTGGTTAAAAAGTCGGATTCATTACCTGACGGTGCAATAAATGCCGCGGGATAGCCACTAAATTGAAAAGAGGGTTGCGCTACAATTTGGTGTAGATTAGATAGAGAAACGAGTAAGTCCCATATATTATCTCTCAATGTTTTATAAGTCATATTTTCATTTTCCCACTAAATTTAAGGCCTTTTCAATCTCCTCTTTGTAATACTGTTCTATCTTACCACTTGCCGCCTCTGCTCCCTGTTGCATGTAAGGACGACCGCGCATATATCTGGTGCCCTCGTGAACATAGATAGCGTAATACACATTTGTTTGAACTACCGAGCCTAATCCTCTACTTGCAATACCGAGAGAAGTTGCAATCGATGCTCTTAATCGACCGGTATCAACCGGGGTACCTTTCTTAGCCTCTCCCTCAACAGCAAAAGCCGATTTTGTAGCAGCCGTTCGTAAAAAGGGACCTACGGTATCGGGAAATCTAGAAAAAGCCTGCTTTATATCTTCTAATCCATCAACTCTTATTGTTATCTGCATATGTATAGTATATTCCTTATCCACAATTGTGGATAACTAAATAAAAAGGTGGATAACTATCGATTAACCAGTATATTTGGTCATAATGATCTCGAGATGCTCAGCTTGTAGACCCAGACCTTGCCCAAGTCTCTCGACTCCGATCACTCGGTATTTTTTACCGGTCCCTTGGTCTGTGAGTACATCGCCTTCTTGGATCGTCTGTTCTGGATCAAACCATGCTTTATAAGTCTTCGAAGCGATCCCTTGCATAGAGTTAATCTGGACATCATCAATGTTTTGAATTTCACATTCAACTGTGGCGGTAGCATAAAAAGCCCTTTTATTTCCGGTAGTAGTGCGTAATCTACGAACTACAACGCTTTTATTTAAAAAACGACTAAGCATAAGATAGTATTTTGTAACGGTCTAGTGTTTCTTTGACAGTTGGATTATCTGATAGTATTTTTTGATAAGTGATTCCGACATCGCGCACTCTCTCGGAGGTTACACCCGCAGATCGTCTAGTGTTAAGTTTTAATGCAACCAAATCCCATACCGCTAATTCGAGATCGGCCGGTAAATCTAAATGCTCATTAGTGCCGTCATCAAATGCTGCATCTGAGGGTAGGTAATAACCCCCGGTATAAGTCACTCTATAATTCTGGGTACCTTCATTGAGTCTTACGTAGCTTGTGATATATCTACCATTCGCGTCAACAAAAAAAAGTTCAGTATCTATACCATCCCAACTATCTTCATTAAATGCCGTTGTTCGACGATCGATGGTCAGTGAAGCACTGGTATCAATCGGGGTTAACTTAGTAAAAATGGTTGAACCACCGCCATTAACAAGCTCATTAGTTATAGCTGTTCTCTTAAAAGATCTTCGACAATAGGATTCAACAAAACTAGAAACCGCAATAATAATCGCAGTGATCGCCGCGTTCTGGGTGCTGCCTGTTATACCTAGATAGGCTTTTGTCCTCTCGAGTGTGGTTAGTGAATTGACTAGACGCGTGCTTGCCATATATTAAGTCGTCCTAACTGGTCCATCGACCTTACTATTCATAATTCTATTACGATAGCGTTTGAATGCTTTACCTTTTGGACCAATCCAACTGATCTTTACCTTTGGTGTAGCCTCTTTTTGTGTATCCATAATCAAATATTAGCACTAAAAAAGGACCGTCAGCAATCGGTCCTTTAATTAGTGTCTTTAAACCTCAAAAAATGAGATCTAGTTGACGCCGGTGTTTGTAATTTCTACAAATCCAACAGTCAAACCGACTTCTCCATCCAATCTTTCGATAACTCTGAGTCCTACTTGGTATTTCTCCCAAGTGTTTCCACCTTCAGTAGTTACATCCATGGTCAATTGTTGACGATCACCGATATAGTAGTTCGAAAGATCACCCAAAAAGATCTTTGTGGAAGCCACATGATCTGATACCAAAATTGGTCGGCCCTTCAAGGTTTTTACCTCAGCCTGTAATGATGGGTACAAGTACGCACCATTGTCATCCTTTTTGGTTTCTAAGTGAGCAATTGTTCTGCTATTGATCAGCCAACGAGACACGTTTCTGTAAGCTTCTGGAAGTTTGTAGTAAGCAACCGTTAGATGATCGGGTGTTAAGGCATTTCCAGCGTTGACAGTTCGAAGTGTCTCGGTATCAATACCTTTAGGTTGAGTAGTCCCGTTACCATTGATGAATACTCTATTCTCTTCATCGGCAACTCGATCACGGAAGCGGGTCTTCAAAATATCAAAGATTGACAAAGCGCTGTCATCAAACAATTCTCTCGAAGTGTAGATAATCGCGTTAAGTCTAAATGGTGTTAGGGTCATATTTCCAAAATCTGCGGTCGTTGTAGCGATCGATCGATTTTCAGTACCCCAGTAAACCTTTACATCGGATGTCAGTTTTGGCAATTCGAGCAATTTAGATGTCATTGGGATGACAGTGGCAAAATTTCGAATAGCATTAGTTTTGATCATGTGTTGGATCAATTCAGCTCGGAAAGTATCCGGAACTAAATAGCCACCATCACCATCAGTACCTTCAGCCAAAGCCTTAACTCGTCCAAAATCTTTATTGAAAAGACCTTTTGCAAACTCAGAAAAATGATAGGCCTTGGTAAATGTCTTGAAAGCTTCCTGATCGTCAGTTTTAACTCCCTGCTTTACAGCAGCAGCCTTAACTTCTTCAGCAAAACTATCATCAGATCCTTCTCCGCTTTTAACAGGTTCGCGATTTGATTCGGTTTTGGTTTGAGCTTCTACGAGACTTTTTACCATTTCAGTCATTTGGCTAGCTAATTCCTTAGCAGCAGCCTTAACTTCACCATCTACCTCTGTATTACCTTCAGTATTTGATTTGGCCATTTCAGCGCGCAACTCGATAACGAGTGCTTTTTCTGTCTCATCCATACCTTCATAAGCTGGATCTTGAGCTAATTTGACTAGTAATTTTTCTCTTAAATTCATTAGTTTTATCTCCTTTCTTTAGAAGTCTAGCGGGTCTTTCTCCCCAAATTAATTTGGTGAAGCGCATCGCTCACAATCTTACTCGTCTCCCGTAGGACACGAACAAGCTGTGGGTTAACGGCCCCTAGCTCCGACTTTTCCGGGGTAGTGCTGTCCGCCCCGCCTTTATCCTCGACCTCTTCGGTGACGATATCGGTTATAGTTGGTTGCTCTTCTGGATCCGACACCTTTTCTGTCGGAGTATCGGTCGTTGACTCTGTCTCTTCTGCATTTTTTTCTTCAACCACCTCATCTTCTACTATTTCCTTATCTGCATCATCAATTTCTTTTGTTTGTTCAGCTTCGACTTCTTTAACCATGCTTGACCAACTTCTAACACTGAAAGATCGGGCTCTTAACTGATTAAGTGCTTTTGGATTTGCTGGAACTGGTACCGCAGATAACTCGAGTAGCTCATTATCCATCAACACCACATTATCTTCGTTATCTGTGGATCTTTGGACTTTATGTGAGATAAATCCGACAGAAAAAGCATTTAAATAACCTTCTTTGTATTTTCGATATATGTCTGCGGCAAATGGATCTGCCATGTCAAATTGAATATTAAAAACCAATTGGCCATTCTCGACCTTAACTTTTGTCGCTTTTCCAATTGGTGGGCGATCTTCACCCATTGTTAGATTGTGAGCCCAGAGGATTACAGGATTTTGTTTAAAGTGTTTTAGATCCCATGAGCTTTGATCTACTACTTCCCCGTAACGATCAACATCAGCGGTCGAACCTATAGCACTGACTAAGAGACCGTCACTGTCACCCATCTCTTTGACATATGCGCGTGTAAATTTTTTTGTATCCATAATTTGTTTATATCAATAACTAAATAGACAATCAATTGCTTAGGCTTTGATCTCTTTCATGGTAGCATCTACTAATTTGCCAAGCAACTCTTGACCGTTAGTGTTAACTGATCGGCTGGATTCGCTCACAATTGGGATCAATGTGCACCTACAATTAGGATGTAGCGGCGGGATAGTGACGTCATCTAGCCCAATAGTTAATCGCATTGTTTTACCATTTTCGTTTTTACCATTGATCGTTTGCCCTTTTTCAGCAAAAGGATCTTGTAGGTCCAATTGTTTGCCGTTCAAGGGACCACACCATGGACACACCCGCTCATCTTTCGCTGTCAGCCATTCTTTTTTCTCGACAACCTTAGATTGTTTATATGCTTCTAACGTGCCGAAATTGGAAGCTCTGAGTGTTTCGGTGCGTGCTATTCGTGTTGCACGATAACCTCTGGCATCCTCATACACAGCGCTCACCCTCTCTGTTAATTGGGGGATGCTCTCACCATTGGTCACTCCCTCTGATAGCGTCTGTCTAAGTAGGTTTGCGGTTTCTTCGTTGATTACTGCTATATATTTGGCGCCATCTTTCAAGAGATATTTTTTAACGGCCTCTGATTGCATGAAGAAAACCGAACCCGAGACCAGAGATTGAATAGTATTGATCCCCTCAGCTTCAATAATTTGCTTCAAAAATTCCATCATAGGGGAAACAAAGATATCATTATCACGAGTGACCGCCGTAATATCATATAGTGATTCTTTGACTCTTTGATCTTCGGCCATCTTTTTTAAACCAGCGATAGCTTTTTTATAATCAGTCTCTAATCTGGATATAACGTCGGCTTCTTGATTACTGAATAATTCTGTTAAGAGATGAATAACTTTTGCTTCCGCTGGATCAGTTCTTGTGATTAACGCCTTCCATCTCTCCTCTCTAGCTGGATCGTCCTCGACCGTTTCAACATCAATCGCTTTGGTGACATCGATGCGCTTTTTTGATTTAGAAACTAACTTAATCAGCATCTTTTCACATGTTTGCTGTAGATTTATAACCATTTGATCGAATTGGGCTTTAACATGAGGATAGACTGGTATCCTTACATTAAACTTCTTAGCAGCACGAGCTCGATATGATGCCATTTGTTTTTCACCGACCTGACCAATTGGCGCCATCGAGAATGGTACAAGTAATTGATCGCCACCCTCAACTGGATCTCTGTCTTCTAGTTCCCTGACTTCGTTGCGAGAGAGCCACCCAAGAGATAGCCCATTTTGATACAGCGCGAGCTTTTCAGATTGATCGTTTGGTACCGGGCTTTCAAAATCAAAGAATAGAGAATCATCCCCATACTTAGGGAGTAGAAACTCATTAAGGAAGGAAACCAATCGACGCATCTTTGGAGTGATCACGTTCTCTAAAAATACGGCTCGTGATTCACGAGCATTAGCTCTATTCACATCATCAGTAATTGCGACCAATGATTTTGGTACACGGAATAGTGCGAGTATTTCGTCGCGCGAATATCGGCGGCCTTCCAGATATTCCATATCTTTATGGGATGTTGCGATATCTTGCCAGTCGAGTCCGGACTCAAGTATGGCGATTCGTCCTGCCTTATCGACCCCTTGATGTAATCTATTCCAATCTTCTCTCACTCTCTTGTATTGATCTTCTGTCATCCTCTGCTCGGTTTTTAATGCACCGGCGGGCATTGCCGAGTTAAAAAAGAAGTTGCGATTATAATCCTCGGCATAGTTGTCCGTGTCGATAGTTTTAGCACCTGCCTTGACGGTTCCCCAACCACGATAACTATCTTTCGGATTAAAATCTTTGAACTGCACCACTTCTTCTTGTGGGATAATAATTTTGTCACCAAAATTTGGCCCATACTCATAGGCATCAATAAGTTTGGATTTAGAATCTCTTATAACCATCCAGTCCGGTCTTAAAAGCCAAATCTCTTTTGGATTATTCTTCGGACCAACTAACCACCAAAAAGCTTCACCAGTTAATTCTAGATAACCTTGTGTTGCTTCCCATAATAGATATGACGTATAGAGAGGATTAACCTTATATAGCAAATCAAGTACAGGATGGGTATCGACCTGAGTAAATTCGCTTTGTGAATTTCGTTTATATAAGGTTAGTTTTATATTTGCGGTTTCCTCAATAATGGCTTTGACGCACAAATAGACCCATCCGTGATAAGCATCTAAGTACTCGTTGAGCTTACGGTCTGGTGCAATAGGCAGCCCAATAACTGAGCTAGCCCGTTGTAATGGTCGGTTGGCTTGGTCAATAGATTTTTGACTAATTGTATTAGCTCTAGGACTATAGCCTAGTTTTGAAGCGATGATATCAAGTAATTTCATATTTATCCTAGTATTCTTATATTAGGCTTTGCAATTCGTTGTTGCAAGGCAAATGCGTGTTCTGCTAATGCCCATGAATCTGGGTAATCGTCGTGATAACCCTGACCAGTGCCGTCTGTGCCGTCGGGATGGTGACATGACAAAAACTGGCCTTTATACTCCTTTTGCATATCGAGACATTGTTGACGACATTTCCTAAGTTCCACCGTATCATCGCTAGGAATTGCGGTCAATCTGTTATTAATAACCTGAATCAAGTTGGTATAAATCATATCCTTACCGACCAACGAGAATTTAACCTCAAATAATCCGGATTTCTCATCTCTGAACTGAGTATGGAGTTTGAACATATCCGGCATAAACGAACCTTGGCCAGTAGAATCAATAGCTATCCCCACAATATTGAAATAGTCAAACATTCCCTGTCCGGTGGGTCGGCCTTCAACAGTGTCAAAACCTGAAATGATAGTAAATTGTTCACCGTAATTTGTACCATGCAATTCTAAAACTGCCACTAATTCCTTCCAATTCGTCTTTTTATTCCATCTAATTATAGTAACGACTGTCGAATCTGGGTGTTTGGCCGTATCTATCCCTGCATAACACTCATTGACCCGATCCTCATCGAGTAGCTTCGCAGTGACTTTATACTTTTCGTTTTTATCGTTAAGTGCAGTGTAGGGTTTGATCATGTCATCCCAATCGGTAGCTGTCATTAGTTGACCAGCTTCTAGGACCCATTCAAGCAGATATTGCGTTCTAAGTGCCAAATCATCTTTTCCGGCCTCTACTAATTTCTTATTAAAGAAGCTCTCGTAGAGTAAATGTCGTGCTTCGTGATCGATCTCATATCTACGCCTTCTAGCTTCAATAACTTGTGGGGCAGTGATTCTAATATGATCCGGATATCGATCGATTAATCTTTTAAAATCATTCTTCTGATACCAACCGACACCAATTGATATTTGCGGTGCATTGGTGGACGCCCCCATCGGTTCGGCTTTATTATTCTTCTCACTATCAATGATTTTATGGGCTTCTTCGTAGATAATAAGATCCGCAGTTTTTGACTCTGGGCTCGATGTCGGAGTTAACGGAAAGATATAACAGTATGATCCATTGGTGATTTGTAATGTAGTTTGGTTTGACTCCTTCGCATCAACGATATCCCCCCACCCTTTATTTTTTAATTTACCAAGATATAATTTTAATCTGTCAAAATCAGTCTTACATTGTTCCTTCTGTGGGGCAAAGATAATAATCCTAATTGGCGCTTCATATCCCCAAAAATCCCTTGTAAGTTCGAGCGCGAAAGTCATCAAAAAGGCAATCGTACAAACCACAGCTTCTGTTTTACCTGCCTGCCTCGATACCTCGATAGGTATTTCTTGACCTGATCGATTGATTATCGCCTCTATTATTTTATCTGAGATCTCAGTTTGGTAGTCATAGAAATTAATGTCGAGATCATTAGATAAAAAGTCATCACGAAGTCTTAATACATCCGCTAGCTTCATATTTCATCGTTCTCTTTTGCTTTATCGCTATTATATCTATCCCATATTGACTTGGCTGCGCTGACCGGGGTTTTAACTTCAAGCTTCTCCGGCGCCTTGAATCCGGCACGATCAAGAATATCTTGTGCGGCCTTCAATACCTCACTGCCTTTGAGTGGCACTTCTTTTATTGCTTCAGTTCCATCCGGATTAAGTTTTCGAATAGTTAAAACACCTCGTGCGATATTTACGATCTGTTGGTTTGCATCGGTAGCTTGAGCGATAAACATATCTAAAAAGCGTTCATTAATAATTTCCAGTTGATAGGTCCGCCATGAGATATACTCGTCTGACCATTTACCGCCTCTCCAAAAAACATTTTCTAAATACTGAACACTGTAACCTGTCGCTTGAGAAATTTGCTCGTAAGTACTACCCCTAAACTTCATTTGAAAAGCCATTAATTTTCGGACACTTCTAACCTGTAAGTTGTTTTTTATCATAAAATGCTACCTTACTCCTATAACTTAACTATTTTTATTATACTCCACACTCCCCTACTCCTAGTTGTGTCCAATAATCACGCTCATTTTGCGCATAAAATAGCGCAATAGAGTAGAGGAGTGTGTTTACACGGAAGTTTTCACGCAGAAAAGTATGTATTAATGTGAGCGGTAGTCGAGTTGAACGACTGCGGATAAACCTCACCCTGCCCAAGTTCAGTTCCATCTTTGTGCCAGCACTTTGAATAAAGACACAAATCCGGTACGCCTCCAAGACCGCCCTTGTTTTGGTCCTGAAGTTAACTTCATGGCCAAATGGTCGACAAGATGGGGATCGAACCCACGACATATATTGCACCCTTTCATCGGGCGGTACCTCTATACGCTCTACCACTGAGCTACTTGTCGTGGAGAATAGATCGTGACTAGACACGATTTTAGTCTTGCGACTACCTATTTAACAAACATGACTTAATGAAGGCCAGTTTGTCCCATTCTCACTGCGGGGAGAGGGTCCCACTCGTTACCCTCAACATAGCTCTTACTTATTTTTAAATATTCGTAAGTCCCCAACAATTCTATCGACCGTCTATCGACCGTCTATCGACCGTACGCGGTAATAGTGGTACCGAATCGTTACAGTCTTTTCTCATTTGCGCATTAATATCCAGCACAGCCTCGACTAATTCGAGTGGTTGGCTAGCGTAGTCTCTCGCCCATTTAGCGATCGCATTTAAATCTTTAGGTAAGCATTTACCTGAGAATCCGGGATTATTTTTAACGGCCATTGAGTGCGATCTGCCTATTCGAGGATCGGCCAACCAAGCTTCTCTGACCTTATAAAAATCTGCGCCGACTCTATCGCATAGACGGGCAAAATCATTCACGAATAATACCTTTGTGGCTAAAAATGAATTTTCCATGTATTTTACTATCTCGGCTTCTAATGCGCTTATTTGATAGTATGTCGCATTGGCATTCAAAACGGTCGTCCAGTATTGCACTGCTAATGTGGTCGCCGCTGGCCAACCACCAAGAATAATAAACGGGTCTCGGCGAGGTTCTACATTGGGATGCCCAATCGTTTCACCGACGTATTCTGGTTGGAAAACAATACTGGCGCTATATTTGGATGATAGTTTGTCGGTAGTCCCCGGTCTAACTGTTGAGCGAATTATAAAGAGCTTTACGCGATCCTTCCATTTAGCAATAACACTTTCAACATAAGAGATATCACATTCGCCATTATCTAGCATCGGTGTAGGCACACCGATAAAAGCAAGATCAAAAACTTCTTTATCATTAATAACTTCTGTATTATCGGATACTTTATGGAGTAGTCCATGTTCATCAGTCCAAAGTGCCTCAGTAAAATACTTGCCGACGAATTGACCTACCCAGCCGTATCCAATTAGAAGTGTTTTTGGTTGTTTATAAATAACGTCGCTGTGGGGTTGTGGTTTGCCTAATTCCTTTTGTAGAGCTTCCATACGCTATATATTATGGCACATTCCTATCCTAGTCAAGCCATTGTATTCATTGTTTAAAATCCATTGGGGTCTAAGTTTCCCTAGACCCCAATTGAAGACAAAAAACATAGATTTTGCTACTTACTCAGCAGCCTCTTCTACTTTTGATTCTTCTGTTTTTGGTGTATTTTCACCTTCGACAGCTTCCTCAGTCTTAACTTCAGTGCTAGATGCCTCTGCACCTTCAGTTCCTTGTACAGTGTCGGTAGTATCGACCACTTCTTCAGTGCCGACTACTCCATCTGTTTTATTTTCGTCCATCTTGATATCACCCCCTTTCACCAAGACATATTCCGCACGGTTTAACCTAACAAGTTCGGCTGCTTTTTCTGCATCAAACTCAACAATGTCCCCGGGCTTTGCGATATCCCTGTAAGCAGTCCGCATTTTAACCGCAACCATCTCGGTAATATCCTTTGATTGCTCTCTGGATTCTTGAGTTGTGACTCCGGTTTGCTTTTGCTGGTTCTCTTTCCATCCTGCTTTTTTAGCCATAAATAACCTCACCTCCCCTCTTATTAATTTTAACACTAGCAAGAAAATCACGAAGACTTCTTTTGCTATAAATAGACATTGCCTTAAAAATTCGGTTAATAGTGTTGTACGGAAAATGGGGTAATGTCTGACAATTCCAAACTCCATCGGTCCTTCTAGTTGTGGTGACAGTGATTTGAATTGTTTTACTTTCATCTTTCGCTAGATCAAGCCCGAAATGATTAGAATCATTAGGCTGGATCGTCATTTTTAGTTCTTTTGACTTCTTTTTTTTTGGATTTCTTGTATTCATTAATTATTTTATTTGTTCTTCTCTCTAACTCCTCAAAAGTAGTGATACCCTCAATGGTTTCATAATCCATCGTTATATTGGGATTGATCTGATAAACATAGACGCCTTTTATCGTAGACCAACTCCAATTCAGTTTTTCTAATAGCAGAGTTACAGGTTTCATACTTTAGTTTTTTTAATACTTTCGATTAATTCTATATATTGTGGTCCTGATAGTCGGCTATGATACTCGCCCATAGCTAGAGAGTATTTTTCTTCTGCCTCTTTTTGTCGTTCCTCAGCAGACATCAATCGATCCAGATCTGGGACCTCATTCGCTACAGGCATTTTTAATGCCCAGCCGGTAAGTGTTTTGTTATTTGATTTATAGGCGTGGCGAAAGTTCTTTTGATACGTGGGCAATAGTAAAATATCGTGCTTGGTTATCTCGTCATTGATAGTTTTATAGTCATACTGAATATTCACATCTGCGGCATGATAAGGATGATCTGAGATAACTACAAGTCTTAAGCCTTTCGATTGTAATACGCCCACAGTTTGATCAAGCGCTTCTTGGTTTTGAGAATACCCGAACCAAACAACAGATCGAGCCTTACCAATATGCTCTGTCTTTGGATTAATATGCTCTTCTGGATCCAATCTGTCCGGTATAACGACTATGGGTTTATCTGTTAATTGTTTGAGAAATACTTGCAAGGCCTCTGTCGGCACCGTGATTGCGTCACAATACTCAATAACCTCCATAATTGGCTTATTATCTAACCAATCCGGGTCACAGAGATCAAAGATCTTGATGCCCTTAAATGCCTTCATATGCTCCTTCCAGTAGGCCTTCTGATAAATAATGGCGTCGTAATGGATACCGTTTTTAAATTCTTCTATCTCTGAGCAATATTTCATAACCCATCGACCTCTGATACGTGAAGATCCAATACGGTTAACGCCTTTGTTCTCCCACTTCTCATTTGTCAGCATTGCAATCTTCATTTTATAAGACCTTTCGTTACCAAAAACTTTTCCCAATCTTTTCCCCATCGATCAATATTAAATTGCTCTCTGGCCGTTTGCTTCCCTCGTTGGCCAACTTCTAACGCCTTTTTATACCCTGTGGTGAGTAATTCAGTTAATAGGTTTGCCGCAGCTCGTGGATTATCTGGGATCAAAAAACCATTTACTCCATCCTCTATATAGTCGGACCAGTCGTGATGTTTTGTCGAAACGATACAGGCACCAGATAGCATAGCTTCGGTACGGGATCGCGGCATCGGTGATTGCCATGTTGGATTGAAATAAATAGCGGACCGACCAATGAACTCTCGGTATTCTTCGAACGAATTACATTTATGATCTGCTTGTATCCAAACAAGATTTAAACCTTTTTCTTTAAGTAGCTCAATAGTCATCAATAGCAGCTCTCGACGGTATGCCGTAGCCATTCCACCGGTAGATAGTGAGGTTACGACTCTCGGTTCTTTTGGGAGATCCCACCATTCGTCAATATCCATACCGTGGATAATAGGCTGACCCCAACCCCATTGAAGTGCCGCCGTCTTTGAATTAGTAACCATTGGTGTATCTCCCACAAGTTCCCTCATTTTTGCTATTAATTCAGGTGTCTCTAACTTATCATCGAACGGAGTCATATGGTTAATAATTACATAAGGAAGTTTAATTGCTTCAAAAAGCTCCTTCATTTCTCTGAATAATTTACCTTTACCTATATTTGGATCACAAACTTGCTGGTCAACATGCAAAATACCCATATCGTATTCTCCGGGTTTTACTTCCAAAACCATTTTCATATTAGCGGGCATTGGTCGAGATACATCTCCCCATTCCCTGTAATGATTCATTATTAAATTGTATTCTTTGAAAAGTTTGGCTAATTCGTATTGATGCGCAACGTGCCAAGGCACGCCGATGATTCGAAGATCTTTTGTTGATTTCATCTATAATTCTCCATTATTTTGGACATGGGATATCTTGGCCTTTAATTATCTCCACTCGTTGACCTTCGGTGTTATTAAGGATCTCACGGGTATAACAATATGGATGGTCCTTAATAATATTGGCATCAAGTTTCATATTAAAATAAAAAGCTGTCCACATAAAAAAACTCGCAATGGCCATAACAATGGATACAAGTAAAACTTCACTTAAAAATGTACCCAAAACTTTTCTCAGACTTTTTTTCATAACGGCTTACAACTTATCCCACCAAAAAACATCTGTAATTGAGTGACGGTAATAAACATCACAAAACAAGCACCGAATATTAACCCGATAAAACTATATATAGACAACATTCTTGCCCGTTGATAACTGATTCGATAATCCATCTTATTTTTTTACATCTCCACTTTTTACCAATTCGTCAGTCAAACTCTGCATAGCTTCGAGTTCTTTTTCCATATTTGTTGCAGCTTCAGCACAATGCTTAAAGAAGTCGGCCATTGAGAATTGAATGGAGAATGGCACCATCACCACCTTGTTATTATCTGAGCAATAGAACCACATTGGCGCAATCTTCTTCAAATGGACAATATCTATCTCTTTTTCCTGTACCACACTACCTCTAACTTTTTGGCCATCGATTTCCACAACGTCGTCCTTCTTCTCTCCAACTTGTTCTCGTATGATTTCTTTATTATCCTTCTCTTCTTGGCCTTTGTTGACTGGACAATAAAATTGGTGTTGCTTGCCATAAGTGGTTAAACAATCAGCGCATTCAGAGACATAACATTTTTTGGTTGAATTATCGGAGACATTGCCGTCAACAGACGCTTCTGGACCTATTACTTCAACTTTATCTTCTGTAGAATTTTTCATAGTTTTATCGATTTTTGCCCGGAACCAAATAGACCGCTGGCCTTCCACGCATCACCTCGTCCCGGACAATTATTACTCCCCGGATAATTCAATTAGAATTGTCCAAGGCAACTTGATCCGAGCTAAAAGTGACCCAGTTCTATTTCTCTCCATATAGTTTATAACATTGTATTTTTGACTTAGCAATATCTTTTTTTGAGTGATGCCTTGCACTCGATTTAATAAGTGTATTAGCCTTTGCATCTTCGACTAGTTCAAATCGAATCTGGTTTAGTTCGGCTCTAGATCGGATATCCTGAGTCATGCCTCCGTATTGAGAAATTAGTGTATTAAACATACCTATTTTTATAACAGATTTGCGATCAATAAATGAGAAATTTTCGACAAAACCCTTTTTAAAATTGTCCTTAATACCCCATAACCATGTTCCTACAGTTCGTCTTCGGTAAAATGCTTCTATCGCGTCTGGTTCGACGGCGTGCCGATCATCTAGAAACATCAACCATTGGCCTTCCGCTTCTTGTATACCGATATTTCTGGCCCTCGCGATTCCATAGAGCTTAGTATGATTAGCGTATGTGGCGCTTTTGAAGTATTTAAACGTAATATTCTTTTGATTCGAACGGGCAGCCTCCACAACTTGTTCTGTCTCCGCACATTTCTGTTCGCCATCGTCAACCACAATAATCTCTAGGTTATCCATCGGTGTTGCAATTAAGTGAGCAAGTGTTTTTAAAAGTACTTCGGGTCGATCTGCCGTAGGGATAATAATGGAGATTAGATCTCTAGTTGAAGCGATCTCGTGGTACAACATTGAATACTTGCGGCCATAAACCTCAATATTTCGATTTTTGATAGTTTGCCAAGCATCTTGTCTTAATTTAACTAGCCAGTCCAAATCGTCAAGCATTGCTGTTAACTG